TTATTTATTTATTTATTTATTTATTTATTTTTATTCAGTTAAGATATTTTCTTGAACATAAGTTTGATAATCTTGGGATTCTAATATTCCTTTAAGTCTTGTACAAGCTAATTTAACAACTTCTTTAGCAACTTTATCACTTACATTCAAATCATTGTTTAAAAGTAGGTCTATTAGGTTTGGCATACAAATATAGGTAATATCTACACTTCCATATATAGCATCCTGTAACTTTGATAAGATTAAACAGCTCTCACGAACGACAGAAACAGGGGAATTTGCTCTACTTTTAGACAAACTAGAGTTTTCTATATCCGTTAAAAATTCATCATCCACCACCCGTATTTTAGCCTTTAGTGGCATTTGATTAATAGTATAGGTAGTAATTAAAGAAGTACTAGTATCAGTAACTACATTACTAGTAGTATCAGTAACTATATTAGTAGTAATACTTGTAAATGCTGTATTTGATACAATAGTAAAAGATAAAGGAGTATAAGTGCTTCCCTCTTTTTCCCAGTATAATTCAGTATCGGGAGATAAGACTTCTTTTACCTTTTTAGTTAAAAGAATTTTTAAAGCTTTTATAATAAATGTACCTTGTTTATCAAAACTTTCAGAAGAATTAATATATCCACTAGGTAAATCAGTTAATGTAAATAAATCAGTAACTACTGCATTTTTAAGAATACTTATAGTAAAAGAATTAAGAATTCCTGAAGATAGTACTATTTTAAAAGTGTTTTTATATACAGTACCGGTTGAAGGAACAGTATTATCAGTAGTACAACTTTTACGTAATCTACTATCAAATCGAATATATCCAAAATAATTAGAAGGAAAAGTAATAAAACTTTCCCCTCTATTATTTATTTGTATAGGCTTATTAACAACTCTTATTAAATCTTTAATATCTTCTACCCTTTTTGCAGTATCTTCAAATCCTAATTGTTTTACATTAGAAGATGGATTTATTTTTTGCTGTAAATAATCAATAACAGCGTTATTAAGAAACCAATCTTTTTCTTGAGGTAGTATGTTTTTAGTACCTTGACTATTGATTTTCTGTAGTATCAAATCAATTTCTATATGCATTTCTTGGGTAGTCATAATATATTATAGTTGTTTAAGTCTAGCTTTAATAGCTGTGACAATTTTAATATTTTGTTCTTGTTCAGATTTCCAATATAAAACTACATCTGTTAAAGAATGCCCTAAAAGAACTTCGTTATTTTCTCCATAATAATAACTTTCAGTATTACTAGGATTTTTAATTATTCCTTTTTCAGCAGCAGTTTTAATATCTGCTTTAATTTGTAAATTTTCATCTTCTGCATATTTAATAAAATCAAGAGGACGAGTTTTGATTAAAGCTTCTAAAGCTAAATGTTTATCTTGTAATGTATCATAAGCATTTAAATCTTGTTCAAATAATAATAGAACAGAATTAATTAATTCTTTATCCATTAACATTTTAGTAAATAATTCATTAGCTTTAACACGTTGTTTAAATTTAGCATGTTCTACTTTAGTTTCGTTTTCTATACTATATAAGTAAAATAGTATTTTAGCAGACTTACCAATATCTTCAAATTTATTAGCTACTTTACCATATACTAAACAATATCTAAATAATATATAATCATGTAAACCTTCTAGTACTTCTCCTTTTTTAGATGCTTCTGCTTTTTCTTCAAGAGAAACTACTTTTTCAAAAGCATTTTTAGCTTCTTCTGTAGTAAATCCTATTACTATACGTAATACTTTACCTTGTAACTTATTTGTTGTAACTCCATCAGCAGGAATAGGCACTGAAATATTATTCCAATAATCTTGTACCATCTTTCTCCATTCATTATCAGTAGGAGATACTCCAATTATTTCAGGAAGATACTTAACTTCTTCATCATATTCAAGACCTCTTAGAGGACCATTACCTTTAAGTGATGAACCTACTTTTTGATTATGTAATGAACTATCATCACCAGGAAGTCCTTTAATATCTTTTCTTCTAATTGATAATTCTAATGTTGCTCTGTATTTAAAATCACTTTTCATATTGTTATTATTTTTATTGTTTAAATTATAAGGGGAGTTTATACTCCCCTTATTAATTACATTATAAATTTATTTATTTGTTTGCTATTAAGACAGTTCACAAGTTAATTTAAAACAATGAGTATTTCTACGAATAGCTACACCTAAAGTTTTTAAGAAGTGAACAGAACTCTTATCTTGGTCAGTAGCTAACATTAAATTCTTAGCATTACCGTTATAATCTCCGTAGCTACTTCCTTTAATTAAAGTCATACCTTGTTCGATACCTCTAACCATTGTACGTCCTTTTTGAGTAACCATTTGAACATTACGTTCTCCATCATAAGTACTCATATCTACGAAATACATTTCATAAGAACTTAATGGTTTACCAGAAATAGGATGTTTAGGGCTGTTATCTGCTCTACCACCAAAATCTAATAAGTTAAGTAATTTGATAGTAATAGTATGACCGTCTACGTGTTTATATGAAGTAAAATAAGCACCATACTGTAGATTACGAGAACCTGCAGCACCTGTAACAGTTTTATCATTAACAAGTGACCAACCGCCTGCTCCAACACTTTCTCTTTTAATAGCTGCATCAAATTCAGCAGCACCGCCTAAACCAGTAAATAGAATAACCTCCATTGTACCTGTATCAGTACCGCCATACATAACATCCCCAATAGTATTAGATAGTTTTTGAACAGTTAAAATACCGTAAGTATCACTATTAGGAATTTGGTCATTTACTCCACCACCAATAGGAATAGCAAATCCCGTGTCAGGGTCAATAGTAGTAATGTTACCTTGAGCATCTCTATTATATTTAGACCACCATAAATGCTCTTCACAAGCTTCTTTAAATTCCATTTCATGTTGATACTCTTCAAAAGGCATCCAATAAGAAGTAGGTTTGCCTCCTATATTAAATTGAAATTCAACAGTTCTATTAGAAATATTACCACCAAATTCATAAGACTTTCTTATGATAGATATTTGATTCTTTAATTTTCCAGGAGCTTGTTTGTTACTCTCATTACCACTAGAGTAACTTTCAGAAACAGGAGCACCTCCTACCATAGACCAACGAGTTCCAGCAGTTAATTCAGATATAGGACAGTATTCTAATCTACTTCTATAAATAAGTACTAAAGTATATTCGAAACCTTTAGCAACAGGTACTGGTTTTCCTTGAATACGACATTGTATTCCATTAGGAGAAAATATAATATGTTGTTGTTTTAGCCATTCAGTTTTGAAGACTACTTTAAAAGTACTTCCACCTACTCCCGGTTGAGCATCACTAGCATATTCATGTGCTACAATAGTATCAGATTTCTTAGGTCTTCCCATAACAGGCCAGCTATATTCTATATCTTCTATAGAATTTTGTTTTAAACCTCCTCTTTGACCTTCAGTTAAAAAGGTTAAAGGAAACTTTTTATTTTCTTGACCCATCAAATGAGTTATTACTGGATTTAGACTTTCTGATTTAGTAAGTCGCATAGCTGCTAATGAGCTATTATTTGTAAATCCTTTTCCATCAAAACTTTCATGTATTAATATACGATTAGAGTTTTGGTTACTTAATGTGTTTTCCATCTTGAGAATTTTTATATTTATTATTAATTAATTAACTAAGCATAGCATCAATAGTAATATCTTGTCCTCCAGATGTTTTACTTTTATTAGCGTCATTTATAGGGGTACTTTTAATTTTTGCACTTTGCTTAATTCTTTCTTTAAGGTTTAGCACTTTTGCTTCCTTAACTTTTGTTTCTACTAATTTACTTAAATCATATCCTTTAAAACGTAAATACTTAATTTGTAACTGCTGTTCTAAAGTTTCTTTTTGACTATCTAAAAACTCTTTACTATTACCTTTACTATCTATAGCAGTAGATAAGTAATCAAAAAAAGCAGCTTTATCAGTATCAGGAATTTTAATGTCATTAAGCTGTCCCTTTGTCACAACTTGTTCAACAGTATTCCAATAATTCATTTGACGGGCTTGCTCGTCTTTAATAGTTTGTTGATAATCTAAATCTCTTTGTTGTTTAGCTTTAACTTCATTAGCTTGTAATGCAGGTAAAGCTTTTTCAATTTCAGAATCTAATTTATTACTGTCTTTAAATAACTGTATTAAGTCATCTACTCTTGCTTTATCTAATCCAGCAATTTCATAGGATTTTCTAATATAAGATTCCTTTTCAGAAGGTGTAAGAGTTTTAATATCAATAGTTGAATAGTCTACATTACTTTTATAAGTGTCCATAGACTTTCCTGCTAATAAATGTTTAGCAACTTCAGCTAATTCAGGAGTTTTATTAAAAAATTCTTCTCTCCATTCTTTACCTTGTTGAGCTACTAAATCATCACGAAATTCTTTATGTCCTGCTTCATCATCTGTATACACTTTTGTATTACCTTTTTCATCTACAAATTCATAACCTGATTCAGCGTGCCATTTATTAACTACAGTATTTTCTACAGCTAGTTCTACTTTAGTTTTAACAATGTTACCTTCGGCATCTACTTGATTACCCTCAGCATCCATTGTAACTTCATCTTCTTCTAAAGACTCTTTTAGTAATGTATCAAAAGGAGTAACAATCTCTCCTTTATCGTTTACTATATTTCCATTTTCATCAAAAGACGTGCCTTTATATTTAGCTAATAAATCAGTACGAATACTTTTGTTATCAGCGTCTAAAGTACTTTCATCTGTAAAAGAAGTTAATAACGCTTTAAAACTATTATTATTTTCTTCATTAATTAGTTGAGCATGTTCAGTAGGTACTTGATTTTGTTCTTCTCCTTCTACAGGCTTTATAGGCTTTATAGGCTTTATAGGCTCTATAGGCTCTATAGGCTCTACAGAATGAGTGGAAATACCAGTTATTGGAGCTTGTCTATTACTATTTTCTCCTGTATTTAGAATATTATCTAAATTTATTTCAGTATTGTCTTGCATAATTTTTATTATTAGTTATATATCTATTATTAATTATTTTGCTGTTTTATTTTGTTTTGCTGCTAGTATTCTAGCATTAGCTTCTTTTCTTTTAATATCTAAAGTTCTTTCATCTAAATTAAGTTTTTTATTATCTATATTAATTTTATGGTCATTCATTCTAACAGTTTCACTTTCATTTTCTCCACCTTCACTTATATCGGGGGATTCTCCTAATTTTATTAAAGCACTGTCAATAGCAGTTGCATATTTTTTATCAGCTTCATAATATTTAACTTCAATTTCTGCATTAACTGTTTCAGCCTTAGTTTGAGCAATACGTTCTTGACTTTCTTGAGCAGATTGTTGCATAGCTTCTTCTCTAGCTTTAATATTATCATCCATTTTACTAATAATTTCTTTAGTACGAGCAAAATTATTAATATCTATTAATTCAAGCATTTGTTTAGTTTCTCCATTTTGTCCTAAACTGAACCCATATTCTTTAGCCATTGCAATTTTTTCACTTTCTTTTTTACTATTCAATACATGAACATTCATATCAGTATTTAATACATGAATAGCATCATCAGGATTAATACGTAAAAAAGCCTCTTGTCCATTTGAATTAATGTATTTAGCTTTCTTACCTTCTAAATAAGCTATTTTACTAATATCTAATAATCCTTCATAATCTTTTTCTTGGAACTTTTCAAACTTACGATTAAGTTCTTCACTTATAATAGCACTTCTATAAATAGCTTGTTCAGTTACTCCTTTGCCATCACTAGCCTTACTGTCGCCATATCTCTGTCTATTCATACCAATAGCTTCCCACCATTCTCCTTTAACAGCTTGCATAAGTTCTATACAACCTTTAGCAAAACTTCCTAAAGACATATCTAAAACTTTAATACCTTGTAAAGCGATAGCAGCAGTAGGAGAGGTTTCATCTATTACTAACATACCGTTAGCATGAGCATAATACATAGACTTTTCTTCATCCCATCCGCCTATACCTTTAGGTATTAAACCTTGTGGGATAACCATTATCTTTTCTTTATTCTTATTTATTATTTTTTCAAATTGATAATGTAATACATTAAATAATAATTGATAAGAACGTCCAGCACTTACAATACTTATAGGCTTACCTGTAACACTTCTATTTATCCTACCATTATATGATAATTTTTGAACAGACTTATTATTAAGTTCCATTCTATTATAAGGAAGAGGTCTTACATCTTTATAAATAGCACGGTACTCTTCGCCTATTCTCCATCCTTCTCTTACTTCACTTATCCATTCCCATTCAATACTTATATCTCCTGCACTTTTATTAAGTTTATAAGTATCATCTACTTCAGTAGTTGTAATTTGTCCTAAATCATCCTCATAAGTAAGTATTCCTACTTGTTGGAAACTATGATGTTGTACATGATATACTTCTATACCTTGTACTTCTTTTAATATGCTATATTTTTTATAATCTTCATTACTATTAATATAAGCAGTAGGTAAATGAACATAACCTGTAGCATTTCCATTATTATTAATAGACTCTTCTTCTAACCATTTAACTTCATCATCAGTTAAATCTCCATGCCACTTATCTAGTATTTGATTAGGTGTCCAAACTTGTCTACGTACAATCCAATCTCCATCTTCTATAAAGTTACTTCTACTATTTTTAGGGAAAGTAACTTCCCAAGGAGGTACTATTTCAAAATCTATATCATCATTAGAAACACCTTTATAGGATACAACCATTCCAGCTTTTAACCAATCTACATAAGCATCTTGATACTTATCTTCTAAGTCTTGGTCATAATATATATAATCAAATACTTCTTGTCCACTTATTACTCTATTTGCATCAAACCCTCTATTGTAATTATCTGTGACATCTTGGATAGTTCCTTGTTCTTTAGTTTCTTGTCCTGTTTGTAAACCTAAAGCATTAAGTTCATTAATATTTTTTTGATTAAAGTAGCCCTTAATTAATTCATTAAGTCCTTTTTTATAATTATTATCATCATCGGGATTACTATCTAAAACTTGTACATTTTTAAAACGTTGACTAAATTCTCCAGCATATAAATTAATAACTGGTGTAATAATATCAAAATTCTTTAAAGCAGCACCAAATCTTTTATATCTATCAATAGTAGTATTAAAAGGATTAAGAACATAATTATAATCTTTTTCATCTAATGCATCTTCGGTAAGCCTATAAAAAGATAAAATCTCTTCTCTATTATTATCAGCGACAGATTCATCAATAAAAAAATCAATAGTAGTTTCAGCAGGAGTTCTTCCTGTTTCCTTATCTCTTTTATTTTTTTCAGCAGTACTTATTTTTTGTCTTGGATATACTGTCATTCTTTTATTAGTTTATTACTTAGTTAAAAAAGTTCTCTGTCAAATATATTAACTTGACCATTAACAGAAGGTGGAATAGGTTTTCTAACTTCTACAAAAAATTGTTCTTTAATATCATACTGTCCTACTATTAAAGCAGATACTCTGTCAAAGTTACCTTTATCTAGTTTATATCTTAATAACTCTTTTAATAAGGCTTCATCATAAATATAGTGCAAATTTAATAAAACATTACCAAATTCATCCTTTGCTCTTTTTTGTAGTAACCAATCCCTTAAATATATAACACCGTCTAATTTACGTGCGATATTGATAGTCATACCCTTGTTCCTACCTGTCTTACTAGTTTGTAAAGCTTTTTTCCAAACTACATCAGGCTCATCAGCTAACATATGTAACATCTTATGTTGTTTAGCATATGTTAAAACATCTCCCCTGTCATTTTCAAACATTATAATAGCATTATAATATTCAGCAGCAGCAAACATAATATCATTAAACTCGTCGGTACTATTAGGACGACCAGTAAAACTAGCTACTAATCTATCACCAAATCCAGGTGCTATATTATTAGTTCTTTCATATACATAAAAAGACCCTAAAGAATCTTTAGATGTAACATCTTTAGTATTTTTATCTATTGCATAAGGGTCATGATGTATCCTATATAAGTTAGGAGGTATTAAACCATTTACTCTAAAAGGAGGGCTCCACATAGTAAAACAACCATAGGCATCATCTTCTTTCTTTAATGGAAAATTTATAATAGGAGGATGATAATGTTGTTCTTCCTCTTTAGTCATAAACATTTTATCTTTAAAAATAACACCTTTAGAACTACGTACTAAATTACCTGTTCTTCCAAGTTCTTTTAAATATGGGTCTTTTTGAACTCTTTTAAGTTGTTCTTCAAGTTCAGCCGCAGGAAATATTCCACTACTATCTCTACTAAAAGCTTCTTTAGGAGTGAAAGGTTCTTCCATAATATAATCTGAAAGTTTCTTAGCAGATTTAGAACGTTTCTTCTTCTCTCTCATATCCATTTCATAAGCAATAGCTCCTTTAACATTACTATTACCATGAATATCTACAAATCCTTCTTTACCCATGTAACTAGGTACAAAGAAACCACATTCAGTACCCTTAGCATCATCATCCCAAATATTATTAAAACATAAAAAATCGTCAGCACTTGGATTATAAAATAAATCTTCAAATCCTTCCCATTGTTTATCTTCTCCACCACCAGTTCCGAATACAATTAGTAAACCAGTTAATGTAGTACCGGCTTTAAGTGTAGGTAAAGTAGATGCAAGAATATTAGATAAGATAGGGTTTTTACCGGCTTCTTCTATAATCATAAAGTCAGCAGACTTACCACGTAAAGCACCTGCATTATTAGGAGCAAAAGATGTAGCAAGTACTACAGATTTATAACCATACTCAATACCTAATCCGTCATTAAGTTTATAACCAAACTTAATAAAATCTTCTTTATCTTTTAATCTTCGTTTCTTCCAATCTGTATGAGCTCCTATATGTTGTAAGTAGTCATTAGTCATTTGCATAGTACCTTCTGGATATAGACTATCAGAAGTAAAAGCAGCCATAGCAGTTACGGTATTACGATATAGGTCAGCCCTATTAGTACATATCCAACCATTTTTATAACTATATCCTTTTCTACGTGCTTTACCTACTACAAGATGCCTACCTTTATTACGTGCTAATTCAACAGATTTAAAATAATAATAGTCACTATCAAAAAATTGAGGTAGAGAAACTACCTTACTTTCAGATAATTCATCTACCTCTTTACCTGCAATAAGGTATTCTTCTATCTTAGCAAGAGTTTCAGGAGCAACACGTTTAATAGGGGCATAATTTAAATACCCGTAATGTTCTCCTGTAATATGTAAATCTTGTAAAGCATAACTTCCATCCTCTCTTTTAACAAGAGAACAAGGTAAAGTCATACCATTTTTTCTTCTATCTTCCTCTTTATTCCAAAACTCATCAAAAGCTTTTTTATCGTAAATAGGATGTAAAGAAGTATAAACACCAGTTTTTAACCAATAATTACCTACTTCACTAAAAGCAGCAGTATTAATAAAAGTAATATCAATAGGTTCATATAGTATATCACCAAAGGAACTTTCTAATCCTTGATAAGGAGAAGTCATTACAGGAAAAGAAGAATCTTTCTCCAAACTTGCAATAAGCTTAGGAGAAAGACTACTAACTATATCATAACTATTATAATTTATGTGCATTATTTAGAATTCCAATCAATATTATTAATTTCAGTTATATGATAATGTTCTCCAATACCAGAGTTAACTTGAAAACCTTTATCACTTTCCAAATCTCCAAACATAACAGATTCGCTAAGATTTAATTCATATTCCATAGCAGCTTCATAAGCCATACCTGGATTAGGTTTTCTATTATAACTTTCCATATCTTTGCAATAAAAATATGCAATAGTATTTTCTTTAAGTTTTATTAACTTTTCTATTTTAGCACATACAGCTTCTATTTTACTAATAAAAACCTTTTCAGCTAAATATCCTTCAGAAATACCTCCTTGATTACTTACTATAATTATTTTATATCCTTTACTATAAAAATATTTAATAGCTTCTAGTGTATTAGGTAATAATTTCCAATCGTTACTATGTATAGGAAACTTTCTACCACTATTAGTAGTTATAAGTGTTCCATCTAAATCTATAAATAATGCCTTATCCATTACGTTATTCCAAATATTCCTTTGTTAGTATTCCGTTTATTATCTCCATTAGTACTATGATGTACTAACATATTATGTACTTCTTCTTTTTTGTAATTAATAGTTATTAACTTAGGTTCTCTATTAGGTCTAATATGAAATATTTCTAATCCATTAGGTACTAACTTATATCCCCACAGTTCCATTATATAAGCATATAAACTAAGTTGTAAGGTATATATAATACCTTTACAATCTTCTAAGTGATTTAAAGGTGCAAATAAATTCTTTTTATAAGGTATATACTGGCTACCTTTAACCCATCTACCATTAACATTTTCTTTTTTATAATAACCGCTTATAAAATGCATTTCATCTTTATTAGTTTTCCAGTCTAATATAGCAAATTGTTTAGTACGTAAATGAACAATTAATACATCAATCATTCCAGCAATTAAATACTTACTAGTATATATTCTTTTTTCAGCGTATAATATACAACCTTTATTAATATACGCAAGTAATCTATTATATATAGCAGGAAAGTTATCTTTTAAATCAGTTTTATCTAAATCATGTTGTGTACGTATAATTACTTCTAACCCTGTATTAGAAAGGTTGGAGGCAAGTGTGGGAGTTATAACTTCATTAGTTTCCCCATCTTCATCATCTTTACTTAAATTAATACTATCTTCAAGATAGTCGTGTATTTCATTACCTCTAGCACAAGCTATTTCAGTTAAATCTTTCCAATGATTAACTAAATTATTTACCTCTTGTGTATTAATAGGATTTTTATATAAACTATCTAAACTTCTAAATTTATTATTAACTACAATAGCTTTCTTATCATCAGTAGGTCTAACTTTAAAACCACTATTCTTTAAAGCAGTGTACATACTCCAATATCTTCTATTAAAGGGTTCTTTATATTTTCCAATAACAGTAGTAACACTAGTATATACTTCACCACTTACACTATCAAAGTATTTATGTTCAATAGGTTCAAATTGTAATTGTATTTGTTTTTCCACTATTTTTCTCTATTATTAATAGTACCTCCACCATACACAGCCGCCCCTCCAGAACTTTCATTAAGTAGCTTAACTTTAAGTTTTTCAATAGTTTCAAATGCAGTAGGCAAACTATTACTTAAAGTGGTAATTTTAGCACCTAATTCCATTAGCCTATTAGTAGCAGAATCGATTTCAGCATTAATTCTTTGAATATCCTCTTCTGTTACTATTCCATCAAGTTCTTTAGTTTTTTCAATAATCCTATTACGAGTCTTTTCTCGTAATTGATTAATAAATTGTAAATCCTCTCCTAATGCATATACGGCACTATTAGCATTTAAATAACTATGAAATACAGCAGATAAAGGAATTAATTCTTTATAAGCTTCAATAGCATTATTAATAACTTTATCAGGTTTCCATTCTTCTGGTAAGTCTGCTAATTTTTTAGATGCAATCTCTCTAGCTTCTTTAGGTAAATCTCTATATATAGTACTAGGGTGTGTGACTAGATGTATATACATTAATTCTTTATATGCAAATAGTTTTTTCCTTCCTTCATTATCTCCAAATATTTTACCGCCTTTATCTCTTGCTATTACTTCTCTAAAAGCAGGAATACTTCTAACTTCATTTTTATTAAGTTCAAGTAATCCTTCTTCATTTATAATAAATATATCTATAACATCTTTCATAATAACTTATCAAATCTATGTTTAACTTCTACTACATTTACAGTTTTTGCAAGTTCAGAAAAAGTAATTTTTTTCATAGTACTTTTACGTGCTTTATTAATAGCTTTATTTTCTAATTTAGCTTCTAATACTTTACGTTCATACTCTTCTTCACTCATAGTATCTTTTAGTTCTTTTAGAGCTTTACCTTTAACACTCATTTCTACTCCACGTGTTTTAGTAAAAGTTCCAAATAAAGGAAGTCGTATATCTAATCCTTTTTTAAAAGCAAAAGTTCCTGCAATAAATTGACTTTTATATATTTCTCCTATTTCTTGTACAGATATTTCTATACCTTCTTCAAGGAGTTCATTTTGTACTTCTGCAAATATATTAAGAGTTACACTATCCATAATTTACTTTTTAAAAGCTTGATTAGGTGTTAAAGGTCTTTCAGCGTTACTTTTTTTAAGACTAGCACTTTCAATTATTTTTTTAGCCTGTTCTTGTCTTAAATGGTTTTCTATTGTGTTACCAAATACACCTAAACACTCATATAAGAATTGTCTATATAATGTACGTTTATAAGGAGCAGTTAATAAATCAGCAGGATTAGTAGGTACATAATCTAATGTATAAAGTGTAAGTCTTTCATTATTATCTAAATTAGATACAGTAAGTCTTAATTGTTTGCACTTCTTAGGAGATTCACCTCTTTGTATGTCTTGCATACTTAAAGTAGTTTTACTATCTATAATTTCTAAACTATATACTTTAGGTACTTTATATTCAACACAACTACTATTTAATCTACTTATATACCCTTCTACTAAAGTAATTATATTAATTACTTCTTTAGGGTTTTCTTTGTACTTTGCCATCTCTTATATTATTAGCTTTTATATTAACTTCTTTAAACTCTTTTAGTTCTTCATAGGTATTTATTTCATAACTTAATCCATATTCAATCCAATAATCCCATACAGAAGGATTAACTTTTTCTACTTTATACCCATTATCTTGTAATATATCTAGTAAGTTTTCATTTCCTGTACTTATAGCTTTAGTGTCTGTAAGTAAAAGAGCACTATTTACTTTTATATAAATAGTGCCTTCTTTAGTAGCTTTAATAAATACGTTAGGCATTTACTTACCGTTTTGGGTAATTTTAGCATTATCTCTAATTTCACCAAGTCTAATACCTAAATACATACGAGATACGAGATTCTTTAAGTCCTCTATATGCTTCCGATATATTACAATCAGCAAGTGCCGTACCTCTTGATCTAGGTAAATCATTAATAGCAGTTTTAAAAGCATCTAAATCTTCTCTTTGTTTAGTAAGATTACTTATTACATTTTTAACAGTTTCATTCATAGTTATTAATTTTATATGATTATACTCAAATGTAATACATTCATTATCAACTACCAAAGGTTTTTAAGCATATTTTTATAAATTTTATGCATTTTAAAGACTTTTCACGTACTTATATATAATATGGTATACTATTATCAATCTTATAAATACGTTTAACACCGGTCACGCTATAAGCTGTACCAACCTATAAACACCCCTGAATACTTGCAAGACCGTTCATACAATCTACACCTGTAAGACATGGGAGAACTGTGTGAATAGGTAATGAAGTGATTTGTGAATATGTAGATAAGGTAAGTGTTGAAGTTGAACGTAGTGAACTAATAAGACTTAATACTTATGTGACTTGTGATTGTTATACCTGTATACTTATAAGACGTAAAAAAATTTTATATATATTTTTGGAAGAAGTGAAGTAATGTGAGAAAGTGGTAAATGTGGAAATGACCCCGTGGTAGTTTTGTATATAGTGATATAAAAAATTTTGGTATATTTTTAAGACACAGAACCACCCTATATAGAACCCATAGCTAAGTTTTGACAATCGAAGTACCCCGTACTGAACTTGTTGCACATGATATAGTTTGTGTGCTAACTTAATTTTTAAACCCCGTATTATGGAAGTATTACACATTGCGAGAGTGCGCAGAATCGCTCAAGGTAAAAGTATTGATGGTGTTGCTCAAACAATTAACATCGTTGTTCTTGATTTAGCTAGTAACAAACCATCTATTGTTAGAAACTATTCACAGTTCTTACAAGACTTAAAGAACTCGTTTCTTATTGATGATAATGTTAATAGCATGAATCATCCTCAAGTAACTAAAGTGCTTAGAGGTCTTAAACGTGGTACAGTTAGTGGCGAAGTTACCTTTGCTAAGAAAGGCGACAAGTACAAAGTTACAGCTGAAAGTAGAGTTATTACAGACTCTTCACATCCTGAATTTGGTAAATGGAATATTGGCGATATTCGTATTGCGGAGGAAGATAGAGCTATTATTGAGGGTTTTCTGGATATTGAGCCTTCTGAACAATTCCAAACTGTACAAGCGGTTGCTGATGCAACTGCACAAGCTAAACTTGCTATGCAAGGAGCTTTTGAAGATTTTGGCATTTCATCTAGTACAAGTACTGTCGTTGATGCTATTGACGATATTCCCGAAGATGCTCTTGCGGAAGCCTTAATTGATAAAGCTAAGAAGTAATGTAGCTGATAGTGATAGAGTGAGTGCAATACGTGCTCACTCTCCACTATTAACGTTAATAACATCATAGATTTCATAGAATTGATTAACTCACAACTAATATAATTTAACTCATGGCAAACGAAGCATTATTAACAGTAAAAAGAGGTCATAATATTGGCAAAGCTATTATTCAATACCTTACAGATAATGATTTATATAAAAAAGTAAATGTATTATCATTTAACTTTGTACGTAATACACAAGAAAAAACTATTAAAGTTACTATTACATACAAATATGATTTAACTAATAACCAAAAACAACATAGAACTAATGAACTCAATTAAATTTCCAAAATATCGTAAAATATTACTAGTTGCTTTATCAGTTACAGTAACAATTGCAGGATTTCTATTAATGTTTATTACAGAACCTTTAACTATTAAAATGATACTACTAGTATTAGCTAAATTAATAGGAACTTGTTTATTTATTGGAGGATTTATAGTATTAAAAGAATGTTTAGAACATGAAAAATAGCCTTAATTAGGTTAGTTGTGGGTGTAATGGGAGAGTTAGAATACATAGTTTACTTATAAGGGATTTATAAGACTAATGACTAACTCTCTTATTACTTATATTACTTAAATAGTGGGATTGATTAGTAGTGTTGAATGTATTAAGATTTAGTGGTGATATTGTTTAATTAATAGAACTCTCGTTATTAGTTAAATATTGTGAATTAGGAGTAGGTTGATGTGTTGTTACTTCCTAAGCTATCGCAGTAGTGTCACCACTACCTTAATACTCACTTAATACTATAAGTACAATTACATCTTGTTTCTATAACACCACATTCACATTCACACCAAGTCATAACATTTACACATCACACAAATTCACATTATTACTACCATTACCAATATCACATATTTACCATATTTACCATATTACTACATTACCATAGGTATAAAATTTACATTTGTACATAGTTACACC